GCGATCATCCCGCCCCGCAAGAACGCCAAGCCCCGGACGCCCGACACTCCCGGTGCCATCGCCCGCAACGACATCCTGCGGACATCGAAGCGCGTCGGTCGAACCATCTGGCGACGATGGAGCGGCCATCTCCGCCAAAGCCGCGCGAAGACCAAGATGCACTGTGTCAAGCTGCTGGGCCAGCGCCTGTCCGCGAGGGACCTGACCGTAAGGTCACCGAGGTCCAGGTCCGTGTCGCGGTCCTGAACCGCTTCACCGCGCGCGGCACACCTGTAACGGAAGCCAAGGGATAAGTCCCTCTGGGGAGAGGGAAACTCTGGCCCTCAGCCGATTTGTGCAACAGAGCCCCATCCGGTGGTCTTGGCCATGTTGGTCTTGAGCGAGGTCTCATCGATGAAACCCATGCGCGTCAGCATGTTGCGCATGAAGGGCTGGTGGCGGCTGATCCAGACATCGCGTGCCCGCGCGACATCAGGCCGCTTCTGCTCCGCGGCGCGCAGGTCTTTTTTCCTGTGTCAGGCCGAGGCCGCGCAGGTGCCGCCAGACCGAGGCGCGGTGCGCCTCGATGCCGTGCCCGTCACGCAGTTCCACCACCAGTTCATCCAGCGTCAGGTCGCGCTTTTCCTTGATCCGGCGCTCGATCCAGCCCGCCACGCCTGCCAGCTTGCCATGCCCGCCGCCGTTGCCCTGAGGCTTGGGATCAAGCGACCCGGTCCGGCGCTTCAGCAGCACCATGTCGTTGACAAATCTGATGGAAACCCCGAACCGCGCTGCCGCAGCCCGGTGCGTGTTCCCTTCCTCACCAAAATCAACGACGCGCTGACGAAGCTCCATGGGACGTGGCTGCCCATAAACAACCCCCAACATCTGCCATAGGCAGAGCGAATCACAAATCAAACCTCACGGGAATCCCCAATCGAAATGGCCGCAACACGCTCTAACATATTGAATTATATATGCGCGCCCGCGCCAACCCAGCCCAGAACGCCAATTTGCTGTCGAACTTGGGAGATCAGGACAAGATCGCCATTGGAGCTGTGGTTCGCGAGATAAACGCGTCGGCTCGATCCCTTGCCGGATGGCACGGGGAGCCGCAATGAAGCGGGCAAAGATCAAGATCGCCTGCCCGTTCACCTGGGCCGCCAAAGAACGCAAGGCCGGAAACATGCCGCTGCGGTCATTCAGCCTTCAGGATCTGGTCCATGCTGAGAGCGGGCTGGGCGCAACCGGCCTTGCCGACGACCCGTGCGGGCACGCCCGCAACGGTGGAGTTCGGCGGCACGTCTTCAAGCACCACCGAGCCAGCCGCGATCCGCGAGCAATGGCCAACGTGGATGTTCCCGAGAACCTTGGCCCCTGCCCCGATCAGGACACCGTCGCCGATCTTCGGGTGCCGGTCACCGTCTTCCTTGCCGGTTCCGCCGAGTGTGACCGAATGCAGCATCGACACATTGTCACCTACAACGGCGGTTTCACCGATGACGATGGAGTGGGCGTGATCGATCATGATCCCCTTGCCGATCCTGGCTGCGGGGTGAATGTCCACCCCGAAGACCTCGGACACCCGCATCTGGACGAAATAGGCAAGGTCGATCCGATCGGCCCGCCACAGCCAATGCCCGACGCGATAGGCCTGGACCGCCTGATAGCCCTTGAAGAACAGAAGCGGCTGGAGGAACCGGTGGCAGGCCGGATCACGCTCGAATACGGCCATCAGGTCGGAGCGGGCCGCCGAACCCAGTTCGGGGTCGGAGTCAAAGGCACGATCTGCAATTTCCCGCAGAATCTGCTCGCTCATCTCACCGGATGCCAGCTTCAGGGAGAACCGGTAGGCAAGCGCCTTTTCCATCGTGGCATGGTGCAGGAGGCCCGAGTGAATCAGGCTGCCGAGAAGGGGCTCGTTGCGGATCGCCTCGACGGCTTCTTCGCATACGCGACGCCAAACAGGATCGACTGCGGAAACCTTCGGCTTTGCTTCGATCATGGTTGCGGCTCCGACTGATGGCATCTGTCTAGCACAGTTGAAACCGCTTGTGACATGCAATTCCACCTGGTCCCTGTCACTGGCCGGAATGGAGGAGTACCGCGTTTGCCGCCAAGGCCAGACAGACGAGGAACTCTCGGTCGTCGGCAAGAGGTTCCGGAGGGGGACAGAGTAGACTGCAGCGGGCCATGAGGCTGCCGTCTCCATGGGCGGGGTGAGCGTGGCCCGTTCTGCGGCGATGAAGGTCGGCACTGTCCGCTTCGGCCAGGATCGATGCAACCGAGGCAAGCCGATCCCTGGTGGACATTCGGGACAGAACCCGAGCAAGAAGCACGATTTCACTTGCCGTCGGGGCGCGCATCTCAGCCGGAAACCTCGATCGACCGATAGGGACCCGGGCCATATTGGGACGAGACCTGGGCGACCTCGATCCGATAGGGTCCGGATAGCAGGTCGGCCAGACGCATGGCCGAGGTGTAAAGAAACTGTGGCTGGTTCACCAAGTACTCGGCACGCAGATTAGTGCCTTGCAGCACCCGCACCTGGTAATGCTCGGCCTCTTCGCCAAGCGGCACTTCGGACGTTTGCCATGTGTCCCCATCGATGCGCGTGCGCCGGATCCAGGAGACAGCCAGATCATTCTCCCCGGCGACCTTGGCCCGCAGATGCGCGACGGGATAGGGCCTTAGCCCAGCACCATCAAAGGCTTCCACCAGCAGCACGACGTCAGGATCGTCGAAGCCGCGCGACAGAGCTCCGAAACGGTAATAGCGGGCAAGGCCACGGGCCGAGAGGGGAAGTTCGATCTGACCGACCGTCTGGTCGAGAAGCACGACCACGCTGCCGATCGGCCATTCCGCCGGCATCAGGCCATCGGTGCCCGCCTGACCTCGAAGCCGGACGGAAAGCTCATAAGTGTCGGGCTCCACGACCTGGGCCTCGGCAAACTGGAAGACCTCCCAGTTTCCGGCACTGCCGTCACCGATCGCCATCACGTTGGCCCCATTCAGGACGCTCTGCGTGCTGGCCGAGGACAACTCGCCGCCGGAGAGAACAACGCGCAACGCATCCCCCCGGTCCCATGCTCCGGGCCTCGCTCGTGCGAGGGGTGTTTCGGTCGATCCGATGACGGCCGGGGCACCGATCAGGCGGTTCAGTGCGTAACCTGCGTCCTGGCTTGCCGCCCACACGCCAACAGTCCCTGTCCAGGGATCGCCCCCCACCGCGACATGAGGCGCATGCGGCACCTCGTCCCCTTGAAGGAGGGGCAGGTCCAGCATGACCGGAAAGACCGGCCCCGGCGCCTCGTAGGTCCGCGAAACGATGCGTTCCGAAGTTCGGTCAGACGGCAGATAGACCCCGGGTTCTACCCTAACCGCCTCAAGCGACTGCATCTCAGTGCGTTCGACCCGGTCGATCCGGTACCTCAGTCCGTTGTAGCCAACGACATCTCCGGGTCCGAGCTTCAGCAGCGACTTCGGCAACGCGAACCTTGCGCCGTCCCGGGCCACCCTTGCCTCAGCAAGCCAGCGTTCGACCGTGGCGGTGCCCTCATTCCTTGTCAGTACGAGCGGCACGTCCGTCTGCGAAACGGATCGCGCCTCTTCATCCGGGAATACCACTTCGGCGGTCCGGATTTCGTAACTTGACTGGGCTTCGACAAATCCCAGTCTGACCCTGCCCGCCGTATCGATATCCGGTGACCGGGTGGATTCGAACCGGCCATCGCTGTCCGCCCCGACGGCAAGCATGGCATCGGTGATCTCGGCTGCAAGACGACCATCGCGGTTCCTGAACCCAAGGGCACCGTCGCGCTCGACCGCGTCGAACCCGAAGACCAGCGACAAAGGCTGCAAGCTCCCCCGGGCCGAGGTCACCTCGCTTTGCTGGTAACCCCGAACAAGTCCGTAGAGCTTGCCGGTGTCAATGTCAGATACACCAGATCTTTCACAGATCTCTTGCACCACCTGTGCCAGCGGCTGGTTCGTGGCGCGTCCGTTCAGCCAATGGCCTCGGGCATAGTTGCCGCCATCGCTCCACACATTCGTCTGCCCGGGAAACTCGGGAAATGGGCGCGCGTCCCATGCCCAGACATGCGAGCGGCCGGTATCAAGCATCGGCTCACCATACATGGGCGAGATCGGGTTGCGTTCCGGATCAGCCCAGTACGACATCTGGGCAAGCAGGTACTGCATCTGGATAAGGTCATCCCGACGACCGCTCGACCAGCGTGGCAGGCCGGATTCCGAGGACTTCTCATCGATGAACTTGTTGGGCTGGTTCGTGCCCTTATCCACCGCCGGCGCACCGTATTCGGTGAACCGGAAAGGCTTTGAAAACGGAATCCATCCGGTCGGAGTGCTGGATCGGACACCGTTGATCCGCTCGTGGTGGGGATTCGCCCACCACGACCTCAAGTCCTTGTAGCGAAAGACCCACGGTTCCTGAAACGCGCCGTCCTCGATCGGCAGCCGACGTTGGGCAGCGGCTGCCTCCTCACCGTCATAGTACCAGTCAAAGCCTTCACCGCCCTCGATGTTCGCCTTCAGATAGTCGAGATTGTAGATCGACCCCCAGGCCGCATCCGCATGGTCTTCGCCATCCCGCCAGTCAGAAAGCGGCATGTAGTTGTCGATTCCGATGAAGTCGATGTTGCTGTCCGCCCACAAGGGATCCAGGTGAAAGTAGCGGTTGCCATCGGCCTGGTAGCCGAAGTACTCGGACCAGTCGGCGGCGTAACTGATCTTGGTGTTCGGCCCCAGGATCGACCGCACATCGACCGCAAGCGACTTTAGCGCCTCAACTGCGGGAAAGCTGTCAGCAGCGCCCCGGATCTGGGTCAGCGACCGCATTTCCGAACCGATGCAGAAGGCGTCGACCCCGCCCGCCTGAGCGCAAAGCTTTGCATAATGCAGAATGAAACGGCGATAGCCCCAAGTGTTCGGTCCCGAGTAGGAGATCGTGTTCCCGCTTGCCGAGAAGTGTCCGGGAACCGCCGTCCCAAAGAAATCAGCCACCTCTGCAGCGGCAGCAGCCGTCCGATCGGGACTTCCTGGCTGTCCCGGTGCGGCTGAAAGCGTGATGCGGCCCCGCCAAGGCAGCTTCGGCTGGCCTATGCCGCCCGTCCATGGGTCGGGCAGCGTGTTGCCCTCCAACTGGTCCATCAGGATGAACGGGTAGAACATCACCTCCTTGCCCGAGGCGCGGATCGCCCGGATTGCTTGGATCACCGAGGCGTCGGCAGGAGTTCCCCCGTAGATGGATGCACCGTCAACCCTTGGAACTTCCTGAACGTCGCTGCGTCCCCTGCCGCCGGCACGCCAGGGCATTCCCCGGCCATCGTATCTCTTCTGTTCGACCTTCGGCTCTACGTCGCAGTTTGCGCAGCGCAGATCGCTGCCGAACCACGAAACGACCAGCGAGACGGATTTGACCGATGGCAATTCCTCGTCAAGTTGCAACAAGCTTGTCGAAAAGTCCGTAAGGCCCGACGGAGAATGCATGTTTGTCTGACGGGACCGGGCGAGGCTGAACTGCAAACTGACCGGTGTCGTCGCCAATGCGTATTCCCCGGTTCCGGGGATAAGCGCGACAGCCTTGATCGCGGAACCGAGAGTTGTGGAGGGATCGACCGCGGGCCCTTGTGCCGCACGGAAGACCTCGAAGCTGAACTGCGGCACCCGGTTTCCATAAGGTGCAAGCTGCAGGTCCTCGATCACGACATAGGCAATACCACGATAGGCAGGCGCATTTCCCACTCCCTCGACTGCCTGAATCTTGGCATCAGGCAACTGTGTTTCGCCACCGGTGTAGACGCGCAGGTTCAGGCTGCGTGGCGAGATCTCGTTCCCATCCGCCCAGACACGACCGACCCGCAGGATCTCACCCTCGCAAAGCGCGATGGCCAGACTGACCGAATAGCTGAACTCATTGACCGTCGGGCGACGTGAACCCTTGCCAGATCGCCTGCGCTGGACGGACTCGGTGAATTCGGTTGCCCAGATGACGTGCCCGCCCAGCCGCATCCGACCCCAGACCTGCCCGATCGCGGCCCCTTCCCCGGCCCCCGTCAGCCTGAGCCGATCAACCTTGCCAACGTCCACCGGGTCAGACCCGGCACCCAGCAGCCGTTGGTCGATGGCACGCCCCAGTGTCGCACCGATGGCGCGCCCGATCACCGCGCCGGAAAGGCCCAGGATCGTCCCGCCAAACCCGGCACCAAGCGCAGCACCGGCCGCCGAAAGGACAAGAGTCGCCATTCACTTGGCTCCATCGGGAAAGGAAAAGCGCGCCGCAATCCGGCGCTGCCAGGGTTGAGAAAGGGGGCTTTCGACGACACCGTGACCGGTATAGGCGTGGATGAATGCCGCGTTCGCACCGACCTCGGACTGGATCCCCAGATGCTTGGCGACCGACCCCTGTCGCATGCGAAACAGAAGGACATCCCCGATCATCACGTCTGACCGATCCTTTCGGGAAAGCCAGCGTTCGGCCGCCCGAAGCAAGACCTCATCGCCCGACGGCTCGGCCCAGTCGTCAGTGTAGGGGGGCACGGGCTCGGGTTCGTCGCCCATCAGCGTCCGCCAGAGACCACGCAGAAGCCCCAGACAGTCGGTCCCTGCCCCCTTTGCCGCAGCCTGATGCAGGTATGGGGTGCCGATCCAGCTGCGGGCCTCGGCAACAACCTCGGCGCCGGTCACAGATCCACCCCCGAAAACCGCGATCCGCCCAGGTTCGGTCTATCCTGCCCCGGATAGGACGCCAGCCAGTCCTCGCCGGGGATGTGCGGGAAGCCCCGGAAGTTCAGGAAGTTGCCGAACTTCCCACGGCAGGTCGCTGCGCTTTTGTCGCAGCCCGCCGTTATCCGGATCTGATCCCCTGCCGCCAGCCTGCCCGTGATCGACTGCCAGAGCTCGACCCGTCGGCCCGCGCCTTCGACGCGGTCGATCTTGACCACGCCGACCAGACCCGCGGCTGACCCGCTCAACACCTCGAACCGTCCATCCTGGAACCATCGCTCGGCAAAAGACGGAAACTGCTCAAAGTGAAAGACCCGACCGTCGCTTTCTGTTTCCACGCTCGTTTCGAAGACGAATCCGGTAGTCGTCGTGTCAAAGCGACAGCGCCGGTCCCCCAGGATGGCCGTGCATCCCGGCTGGAACGCAAGACCCTGCGGCTGGTTCAGAAGTTCTGTCAGACCGCGCAACTCGGCCCGGAAGGCCCCACCTGAACGGGTGATCTCGCCAAGAAAGCCACGGAACTCGACGATCCGTTCTTCCGGCACGGACCAGTTCACAAGGCAGACCTTTACCTCGGCACCATCAAAGCGCCCGGCCTGGATGTCCGCGTCGGTGATCGACGCGTCGCTCAGGGCCCCAACCGCTTCCGAGTTGTCGACCGACAGCCCGGTCGTCTGCTGCAACGCCCGAGCGGACATCCCTGCATCGGCGCGGCAGGTCACGCCATCGATGACAAGGTCACGATCATGATCCGTGAACCCCATAATGAGGCCGTCCTTGCGGGTGACGATCCACGCGCGACACAGTGTGGTGGCTCCGGTGGCCAGATGTAAGTATAGCGCGTCATCGCTCATAGCCGTATCTCCACCACAGGGACCTTCGGCACTTCGCCGGCATTGAATGACGCGACCGAGGTCTGGATCTGGTCGGTGTCGAAACGCACCGGCACGTCGAACTCAAAGCCTGCCGTGATTCGGGTTCCCGCTTCGGGTGGCAGGGTGAAAGTCACCTCTCCGGTCGTGACCGAAACTGTGAACTCCACACCCTCGACCTTCGCGTCCCCCGCGATGGCAACCCGCACCGTACCCAGCACCGGCTTGCGGATGGGCCGGGCATAGGACTGAAGGCCCGAACGGTACCACTTCTGCAACTGGAAGACCTTTTGCGTGCCGTCCCCTATGCCGATCAGCTGGTCCTCCGCGTCTGGTATCGCCGAGGGCAGGCAGGACTTGTAGTCCGACCAGTCCTTCCAGAGAAAACCGTGCAACTGCCCGCTGCGCGCTTCAAAGAAGGCGATCACCGTCTCGACGTCATCCAGAGAGCGCATGCCTAGCCCGGCATCATAACGCCGCCGCGAATGGGCCCAGGGCGTGTTCCGCTCTTCGAACCCGTTGGACAGCGTGACGATGTCGGTGCGCCGCTCCGGTCCCCCGATCGATCCAAAACTCAGGCTTACCGGAAACCGGATGTCGTGAAATGCCATGTCTTTTCCTCACCGGTTCCGCTGTCCACGGGCAAGCGCCCGGCCAAACTGGGCTGCCACCTGGGTCTGACTGCGCTGGAACCCCTGCACGTCGGGGGTCGTGATGTTCATCACCACTGTCACCGGGCGCCCGCCTGCGGACTGGACCCCCAGTCGGCCATCCGGCCCCCGGGCCAGCGGCATGATCGCCTCGGGTCCGGCCTCGCCCATCAATCCCCGACCGCCCCGCATCGGAAAGCCGGTCGGTCCCGTCACGATCCCGCCCTTGGCAAAGGGCAGGACCCGGCCCTGGCTGAAGGCGCCCCCGGCGGCAAAGGGCATGCCCGCCCCAAGCGCCGAACCCAAGCCCGCCGACAGAAGCCCGCCCAAGGCGCCGGTCACCGGCCGCATCGCGATCGAATAGACCGTGTCGGCGATCGTCTTCGCGACCGACTTCAGCGCATCGTTCAGCTTCATCCCGTCGAAGACCAGCCCGTCGAATGCCTTCCTCAGCCCGCCGCCAATTCCTCCGGAAAGCGAGTTCACCTCGCGCCCGGTGAAGATCATCGTCTCCCGCATCCGGGCCAGTTCACCGTCAAACGTCGCCACCATCGACACCGAAGAGCCCAGCTGCGCCTCCAATGCCTGAAGCTGCTCCTGCATTGTTCCGATATCCGCCATCACCCTGATCCTTTCTTGCATCGGGGAACGCGGCGGCCAGTTCCTCAAGCCGCGCGCGCGTCAGGGGAGAAAGCATCTGCTCGCGCCCCAGCATGATCCGCAGTTCAACGGGGGTCAGCCGCCAGAAGGCCGCCGGTTCCAGCCCCAGCCCATGCAGGCCCGCCTGCATCAGCCCACGCCAGTCGAGCGCAGTCATGGATCGCCCGGCAGGGCAAACGCCCGCGCCAGAAGCTCGGCCGCAGCCCGCGCGGCCCCGACTGGCCCGCCCCTGATCTCGACCTGCAGAAGATCTGCCGCCGTCCCCTGCCAGCCGCCGCCCCTGAGGCCCGCCACGATCAGCGCCAGCACATCTCGCGTGGTGAACTTGCGCGCCTCGAAACGCTCCACCAGGTCGATCAAGGACCCCGTCTCCAGCGCGTCCTCCAGCTCGGCCAGCGCCCCCAGCGTCAGCTTCGCCACATGGCGCCGGCCATCCAGCCAGATCTCAACCTCGCCAGCCCATGGGTTCGCCATCAGAGCGCCGTGAAGCTCAGGGCACCCGCCGAGGCCATCGCGATCTCGTAACTCGCCTCGTCATTGTGGCTACCGGCGTATTCGATCGAGGTGATCTGGAACGGTCCCTCGATCACGCCGAAGCTTGGGATCACCACCTGGAAATCCGGGATCTCGCCGTAGAAGAAGACGGCCCGCGCGCGCTCGTCCGTCGCCTCGTCGCGGAACACGCCCGAGCCGGAGATCGAGGCCGACTTCACCCCCGCGCCTGCCAGAAGCTCGCGCCAGCCGCCCTCGCTCTCAAGGCTGGTGACGTCCACCGATTCCGTGTTGAAGCTGATCCGGGTCGCCCTCAGGCCCGCGATGGTGACGAACTGGCCGTCCCCGGTCTGGTCGATCTTGATCAAGAGATCCTTGCCGCTCTGCACAGCCATGTCCGTTCTCCGTCATGCGATGATGGGTGGCGCCCCGCGCCGCCCCTCCCCCCTCGCGGGGGACTGGGTTGTGGAAAGTCCAGGCTAGAGTTGAACCCGCGCCCGGAAGGTCAGGTCGATCCGCCGCGTCTCGCCTTCTTCGATCCGACGGGCCGAGGCACGCAGGAAGAAAAGGCTTGTCAGCTGCCCCCGGCTCAGGACCAGCGGTGCGCCGACCAGGGCATCCGAGATGTCGGCCGCAATGGTCTTGATCGACAGGAACCCGGTCGCGTCGGTGATCACGCTGATCACCAGCTGATGTTCGGCCCCGGCGCCGGACTTGTCCGACTGGTCCCGCGTCTCCTCCGGTCCGATCAGCACGAAGGTGCCGGTCACATTCGATGGCACCGCGTCATAGGTCGCGACCCCCGCCAGGGCCGGCCACTCGGTCAGCCGCTGAAAGACGGCCTGCTGCAGGGCGGGTGCTGCTCCATAGCTCATTTCGGTACCTCCTCGCGGACGAAGCAGGTCAGGTATTGGCCTTGTGGATCACGCTCCGTCACCGCCTGGATCAGCATCAGCCGCGTCCCCTCGCGAAAGCGCTGACCTGCCTTCGGGCGTGAGGACGAACCGACCACGGCCCCCCGTACGGTCACCCTGTAGGGCACCGCCGACAGCATCCGCTCTTCACCCAGGACGTCGCTGCCGGACCCCGGCAGAACCTCGGCCCACAACGTGCCAAGCGAAGACCAGGCCTCGATGAAGCCACCGGCCCCATCCGGCGTGCGCTGGGCACCCTCCAGCACCAGCGCCCGGTTCAGATGCGGCGCCTTCATGTCCGCCCCCCGCCCAGGATCCTGACCGTGCGCCAGCGCTCGATCAGCGTGACCACCCCGAAGGGTAGCCCTGCCCCTTGAGCGCCGTCATCATGCCGGTGCTCATAGTATTCGCTGGCCAAAAGCAGCACTGCCTGCCGCAGATCGACCGGCACGTCGGTCCAGTCGGGGCCAAAGCCCGCGTCGAAGACCACCTTGACCATGCCGTCGGTTGGGATCGTCGGCAGCGAAAAGCCGCGCCCCACCAGCCTCGGCCGGTGCGTGTCGGAGACCAACCTGTAGGACGTTGCGGCCACGAGGGTCTCGCCGCCCGCGGCATCGACCAGGGTCACGCTCACGACACCGTCCACCGGCGCGACCGGCAGGGCCTGCTCGTCATCTCGCCAGCCATCCAGAACCCAGAGAAACCGGCGCCTGAACAGCATCTTGCCGATCCGGCCCTCGATCGCGGCCAGGGCGGCACGAAGGTAGCTTTCGATCAGCCCGTCCTGCAGCGCATCGTCGGCAAAGCCGCTGCCCAACCGCAGATGGTCCTTCATTTCCTCCACCGGCAGCGCCGCCGAGGGCACCGGAGTTTCTTCGGTCAACATCATGCTCAGCTCTCCACCCACCACCGGGCCTGGTTCGATTGCGCAACTGCAGATCGGCCCGATCCCTCATGCGGGACCGGGCCGCCGTCATCAGGACACCGAGACTCTCAGAAGTTTGATCGCCGAAAAGTCCGTGACATCGCCGCCCACCCGCTTGCTGGCGTAGAACAGGACATGCGGCTTGGCCGAGAACGGGTCGCGCAGGATCCGCAGGTCCGGGCGTTCCGCGATGGTGTAACCGGCCCGGAAATCGCCAAAGGCGATCGGGAATGCGTTGGCCGCGATATCCGGCATATCCTCGGCGATCAGCACGCGGTAGCCCATCAGACGCGCAGGCTCACCCTCCTGCAGACCGTCCACCCAGAGGAAACGACCGGTCGTGTCCTTCAGGCGTCGGACCGCAGCCGTGGTGCGCGAATTCATCACGAAGGTCGCATTGGCACGGTAATCGGCCCCCAGCGCATAGACCAGGTTCACCAGACAGTCCGCCGGGTTCGTCGTTGCAAAGTCGGCAGCGGCTCCGGTTGGCACGAAACCAAGGTTGCCCCAGGTCCAGGTCGCATTCGCCACCTTCGGCGGCAAGAGGATGCCCTTGGGCTTGTCCACGCCGTCGCCATTGATGAAGGCCGCGGCCTCGGCGCGGATAAAACGGGTGGCGATCTTGTCGGCCAGCCAGCCCTCGACGTCGAAGGCGCTGTCGTCCAGGATGCGCTGGCTAGCCTTCGGCATCGCCGCCAGCTCGTGCAGCCGGATCGCGATGCGCTCCAGCAGCGGGGTCGCGGTCTCGACTGTCGCCGGCACTTCCTGCGCCCAGCCCGAGCCGACCTCGCTCCGGTCGATCAGCACATCGTACGAGATCGCGTCGACCTGCACGACATTCGCCACCGTCCGCAGGGATGAGGTCGCCAGAAGCATCGACCGGATCCGGTCGGCGGTCTGCGGGTCGACCAGCACGCCGCCGTCTGCGACAACGTTGGTCGACAGCGCCTTGCCCTCCAGCGTCAGGCCGCGCAGGCCATCGTCATCGCCAGTGCGCAGATAGGCGTTGAACGCCTTCTGGTGCGGGGCATCGACCTCGGCCTGAACCGAAAGGGCCGGCCGGCCATAGCTCATCGTCTTTGCATTCAACATGGTCAGTCGCTCTTCCTGTTGTTTCAGGGTGGATTTCACATCGTCCTGAAAGACACTGAATTCCTTCAGGAAACCGGCCATGGCCGCCTTGGCCTCCGCAGCCGGAGTATGGGCCGAAGGCAAAGCTCCCCCGGCCCGAGACTTCTTCTCGGTCATCTCTCGTCCTCTTCGTTTGTTTCATGAACCCGACGCGTTCGTCCGCCGTCTCCCCTCCCCCTCGTGGGGAGGGGCTGGGGGATGCTTCAGATTGCCTGGCTCAACGCCCGGCCAATGTGCGGCGCGCGTCGTCGAAGACCGCCGCCATCTCGCGCCAGTCGTCTTCCAGGGCATCCGCCTTGGCCGAGACCCGCGCTTCGGAAAGCATCGGGAAGGTGACCAGAGACACCTCCCACAGCTCCAGCTCGGCAAGAAGGCGCTGTCCCTTGCCGTCGCGCTCCGCCTTCACTGTCCGGTAGCCGATCGAGAGCCCGTCGATCGCACCGGCGGCCAGCAGCGCCGCCGCCTCGCGGCCCTTCGCGACATCCGTCAGGATGCGGCCCTTGACCCAAAGGCCGGTCGCATCCTCGCGCACCTCGTCCCAGACGCCAATCGGCTGGGCGGGGTCATGCTGCCACAGCATCTTTACGCGCCCCCCGGCGGCTGCCAGGCGCTTCAGACTGGCGGCATAGGCCCCCTTCTGCACCACATCGCCGCCCTGATCCCGTCGGCCGAAGACCGAGGCATAGCCCGCCACCACATGCCCGTCGGTTACCGACAGGCCCGCACCCAGACCCGTGAACTTCCGCTCAGGTGCACCCCCGTTCACGCTGTAGTCAACTGTCATCGCCTCACCTCGTTGCAACATGGATCACCGCCTCGGCCATCTGCGTCAGCAGGAACGCGGCCACCCCGTAAACACCCAGCCAAACGCGCTTTTCCAGCCTCTCAAGTCCCGCCTCGATCCGCCCAAGCCGGTAATCGAGAGCCGCCCAGCGCTCTTCGGCAACCCGCTCGTTCGCTTCGATTCGCGCAGCTGCAAGCGACAGGTTGTCGTTGACCACGCGCCCACCGGCCTCTGCCCTCCGCACGGTCATTCCCCCTCCGCCAGCTTCGGCAGGCCCAGAAGCATCCGCTTTTCCGCCACGGTCAGGAAATCCGCGGCCCCGACCCGCCCCCATTGCTGGTCACGCTCCACCGCGAGGGCCGGCACCTGGTCAAGGTCGGGCCGCAGATCCACCTCCGCCCCCGCAAAGACCGACAGCCAGTGCGCCAGGTCCGCCAGCACCTTCGTCGCGAGAGGAAGCACCGTCAGCCGGTAGAAGGCCCGGTTCGCCTCCTGGTAATTGGCATAGGTCGCATCGCCCGGAATGCCCACCAGCATCGGCGGGATGCCAAAGGCGATGGCGATCTCGCGCGCCGCTGCCTCCTTCGTCTCGTGGAACTCCATGTCGCTCGGGCTGAACCCCATCGGCTTCCAGTCGAGCCCCCCCTCCAGCAACATCGGCCGCCCCGCGTTGCGCGCGCCCTGGTGATGCGCCTCCATCTCGCTTACCAGGCGGTCGTACTGGTCGCTCGACAGGGCCGATTGCCCGTCCGCGCCCCTGTAGACGATGGCCCCGGAGGGTCGCGCCGCATTGTCCAGAAGCGCCTTCGACCAGGCGCTCGCGCTGGAGTGGACATCCACCGCCGCCGCCGCCGCCTGCAGGGGCGAAAAGCCGTAGTGGTCGTCCTGCGGGTGAAAACTCCGCAGATGGCAGACCGGGCTCGGCCCCGCGCCCATCTCGTAGCGGTGCGTCCGCCCGCTGACGGTATAGTCATAGGCCACCGGCCAGCCATCCGCCCCCGGCACCAGGCTCATCCGGTCCGACCGCAGCACATGCAGCTCGCCCGGAAGCGCGGAAAGGCCCGGCACCGCCTCGACATAGGCATTCCCGGCCAGAAGCAGGTAACTGTAAACCGCCTCGAGGAATTCCGCCCGCCCCTGCGCCGCGTTCGGCCGCTTCATCAGGTCGAGAACCGGATGCACCTCATAGCGCCGCTCGCTGTCCTGGCAGACCAGCGGCAGTGCCGCCGCCGCCTCGGCGATCAGCCGGACGGCCCGGAACCCCACCGGATTGCCCTGATAGCCCGTCCGCGCCAGCGACACGGCATCCCGCGGGCTCCAGACGACCCGCCCGACCGAACCCCAGGCCACCACCCGGCCCACGGCACTGGCCTTGCGTTCGCCCCTCCCCGCCGTCGGTGCGGGCTTTCGCAAAAAATCGAACACCATCTCGCCGCTCCCTCATGCCCCTCGGGCAAATCCAACCCGCGCCCGGTCCATCAGGCCGGGCCCTTGCCCCACCGGGCCAATCCACTGCTGCAACTTTCCCCGACCGGGCCTGAGAAAGGCTAAACCGGGCGTACGCTCGGCCGCGCAACGCGGGCCCCGGGGTTCACCATCAACTCGGTCAGCGCCCAGACCAGCGCATCCAGCCGGTCGGGCGATCCCCTGCCCCGCCAGCCGGTCACGGTCATCTGGCACATCTGTTCCTCCAGGGCCTGCAACCCGCGCCAGTGGCCGACCCGGCCCTGCTCGTAAAGCGCCGCCACCGGCTCGGCCCGCAGCATCTTCGACCGCGTGGCATGCACCGCGCGAAACGGCACATGCGGATCGATCATCCGCACGACCTTTTCCACCAGATCGCCGCCCTGGTTGACCTCGGCCACCAGCCGGTCCGCCCCGTGCCGCTCCATCGCCGCCAGCGCCGCCCGCGCCCAGCCCTCGGGCGAGGCTCCGGTCACACTCGCATCCTCCAGCACGATCGCGCGCCAGTCGCGCGGATCGCCGCGCGTATCCGCGCCGACCACCACGATCCCGCAGGCATCGCTCTGCTTGCCCGAGGTCACCGGCGGATCGACCGCCACGACGATACGGCTGAACTCCGGCAGGCTCTCGACCCGCGCCCGCTCCAGCATCTCGCTCGTCCAGAGCGCACCCTCCTCGTCCTCGACCAGCACCCCGTCCAGCTCCTGCCGCCCAAGACGCGAGCCGCCATAGCGTGCCCTGACCTCGGCAAGGAAGCTTTCGGCCAGATAGGCCCGGTTTGCCTCGGTCGGGGCATGGGTGATCACTGTCGACGGGTTCTTCAGGATCGTCTTCAGGGCACTTGTGTTGCGCGGCGTCGTCGTCACCACCTGCTGCGGGTGCTTGCCCAGGCGCAGCGCGAACTGCAGCTGATCCCAGGCCTCTCCCGCCCGCTTCCACTTGCCCAGCTCGTCCGCCCAGGCCGCGTCGAATTGCGGGCCGCGCATGGCCTCGGGCTCATGGGCCGAGAAGACCTCGGCCGTGGCCCCGTTCGGCCACAGAAGCCTCTGCCGCGACGCCTGCCATTCCGGCCGCCGGTCCGGGGGCGAACAGGCCAGGATTCCGCTCTCGCCGAAGACCATCACCTCGCGCACCTGGTCCACCGTCTCACCGACCAGCGCCACGCGCTGTGCCACGCCCGGATCCTCCGGTCCCGAACCCTCGACGCGCGAACGCACCCATTCCGCGCCGGCCCGGGTCTTGCCCGCACCGCGCCCGCCCATGATCACCCAGGTCTTCCAGGCACCCCTGGGTGGCAGCTGATGCGGCAAGGCCCAGAACTCGAAGACCCAAGGCAGTGCCAGCAGCGCGTTTTCTCCCAGCGAGCCAAGGAAGTCATTCACTTCCTCCTCGTTCGCGGAGGCAAGCCAGACGGCGCCCGATTTCAGCTCGTGCGGCGTCGAAGTCGATCGCTCCGCCGGGTCCGACCTGCCCGGCGCAATGTTTGCGGAGTTTGTCAATCTTGCTCCTTTCCTCCAGCACCTGCGAGGCGGTCGCGCGAAGATCGCGGATCGCCGCCTGGGCCGATTTCACCTCGCCGAACGCACCATCGCGGATCGCGCCGATGATGCGGCGAAGCTCGACCGCTGCCTCCCGGTACAGGGCTTCCGCCACCGCCAGGACATCCTCATCCGTCGGACCCGTGTCCACCTGTCCATCTGTCATATGGCCCCGCCTGCTCCCACGCCCCCCGGCCCAAGCGAAATGAAAAAGCGGCCCAAGGGGTAGCCCCCTGGCCGCTTCCACACCTCTTTCATCATGCCACGATGTCTACATCGGACCGGACGCAAAGTCAATCCGAAAATTCATTCCGATCAATGCGTTACAGGACGGTCGCTTTACCTCTTGTTAACTGGCTCACTCACCCTGGACCCCGCTCTCCTCCTCGGCGCCGCGCTCGGCCTCGATTGCGCGCCAGCGGGCGACGTTCTCGTTGTGCTCGTCCAGCGTCCGGGCAAAGGCATGGCCACCGGTGCCGTCGGCGACGAAGAAGACGTAGTCGGTTACGTCCGGGTTCACGGCGGCAAAGATCGCCGCCCGCCCGGGATTCGCGATCGGGGTCGGGGGCATTCCGTCGATTACATAAGTATTCCAACGGGTTTCCCGGCGAAGCTCACTTTGCCGCAGCCCCCGGCCCAACACGCCCTCGCCCTTGGTGATGCCGTAGATCACCGTCGGGTCGGTTTGCAGGCGCATCCCCTGCTGCAGGCGGTTGATGAAGACGCTGGCCACCCGGCCCCGCTCCTCTGGAATGCTGGTTTCCTTCTCGATGATCGAGGCCATGATCAGCGCCTCTTCCGGCGTGTCGTACGGCAGCCCCTCGACCCGCGACGCCCAGGCCTCGGCCAGGATCGCCGACTGCCGTTCGGTCATCTCCGCGATCAGGGCCGAACGCTCGCTGCCCCGCACCGGCTCATACCCCCCTGGCGCCAGCGTGCCTTCAGGGGGCACGGTCTCCAGCGAGCCGGTCAGGAAATCGGCCAGCTTCAGCGATTCGACGACCTGCCAGCTCGTCACGCCCTCGGCCACCGTCACCCGGACGACCAGCGCCGGGTCGTCGGCAACCTCCAGATACTCCGGCGGCAAAGTGGTAACCCCGGCATCGAAGCGCACCACCTCGACATAGGCGTTCGTCGTCAGGTCCAGCTCGCTCAGCACGATGTCCGACTTCGTCACCCCGATCCGGAAGTTGAGGTCCCGCCCGCAGGTCGACTTTCCGCTTGAGGTGATCGCCTCCAGAATGTCCGCCATGCTTGCGCCGGCCGGCACCATATAGCTGCCGAACTTCAGATTCTCGGCCATGTTCCCGTAATCCGCCCCGATCCGGAAAATCCGGGCGTCGGTGATCGCGCCCCGCTCCTCAAGACTCCGGCTGACGGCACTCAGGCTGGCACCCCGTTCGATCTGCAAGCAGATCGGTTCGGTCAGGGGGCCGGGCTTGACGAACTCGTTCCGCCCCCAGCCGATCACCGCCGCCAGCGCGGCAAGGATCACGATGAACAGCGTCAGCGCGTTCGAGGCGA